AAGAGTATTTTAAACGTATAGATGAAACTATGCGCAAACGGTTTCCCGAAAATTTTTCGGATGAACTAGAAGTAGAAACGCAGGTTGGGGGCGACAAGCCCAGTCAGCGCACTGAAGTTAAATCGGCACCAGTAGTTGCACCAGCAACGCGCAGCACGGCGTCAAAAAGAATTGTGCTAAAAGCGAGCCAAGTGGCGTTAGCCAAAAAACTTGGTTTGACCCCTGAGCAATATGCTCGTGAAATGCAAAAACTGGAGGCTTAATATGACTACAAACAAACTTGCTCGCGAACTAGATACTCGTGCAACAAGCGAACGTCCTAAGCAGTGGGCGCCAGCAGAATTGCTCCCTGAACCTGACAAACAGGCTGGGTATTCGTATAGATGGATTCGTACTTCAACGCTGAATCAGGCGGACCCCCGTAATCTCTCTGGGAAACTAAGAGAAGGCTGGGAACCTGTGGCACTTGAAGAACAACCCAAGTTTCAACTGCTAGTTGATCCCAATAGTCGCTTTAAGGACAATATTGAGATTGGCGGGTTATTGCTTTGCAAGACTCCAGAAGAATTTGTTGCCCAACGTAATTCACATTACCAAAAGCAAGCAGAAAATCAGATGGACGCTGTGGACAATAATCTTATGCGCCAGAATGATCCAAGGATGCCTCTCTTTAATGAGAAGAAATCTACGGTGACTTTTGGAAAAGGTAACTAAACTTAATTAGGAGTTTTAAATGGCTTATCCTACCGTATCAGGACCCTATGGGTTCAGACCGATCAATTTGATCGGTGGTCAGGTATTTGCTGGTCAAACTCGTTCAATTCCCATCATTTCAGGTTCTACAACCGCCATTTTCTTTGGTGATGTTGTACGTCTGAATACTGATGGTGCTTTGAGCCGTGTTTCAACCACAGCTACCGCAACCGATGCCGTTGGTATTTTTATGGGTTGTCAGTTCACAAACCCAACTACCAAACAGTTGCTACAACAGCAATTCTATCCAGGCGCTATTACCGCTTCGGATATTACTGCGTTTGTAGCTGACGATCCAGATGGACTTTTCAAAGTAGCAGTATTAGCAACCTCAACCACCATTGGTGGTTTAACTCAGACTGACGTTGGCAACAACGTATCAATCTTGACAACCGTTGGTTCTACAACTTCTGGCGATTCAAACGAAGGCGTTTTAAACAGTACCAGCTCGTCAACAACCACTCTTCCATTCCGTATTATTGCGGGTGTACCAGAGACTGTTAATGCGCTTGGATCTTTCACTGAGGTAATCGTTAAATTCAACTTTGGCGTACATACCTATTACAGTGCAACACCTGTCGCAACTGCAGCTTAAGGAGCAATTAAATGGCTATTTCACGCGCACAACTACTGAAAGAGTTGCTCCCTGGATTGAACGCATTGTTTGGTCTTGAGTATGCAACATATGGCGAACAACACAAAGAGATCTACGATACTGAGACCTCTGAGCGTTCGTTCGAAGAAGAAACTAAACTGTCTGGCTTCTCTGCTGCACCAGTCAAAAACGAAGGCTCTGCCATCGCTTATGACAATGCACAAGAGGCATTCACAGCACGTTATAACCACGAAACCATCGCCCTTGGCTTCTCCCTAACGGAAGAGGCAATCGAGGACAACTTGTATGACAGCCTATCAGCTCGTTATACCAAGGCTTTGGCTCGTGCTATGGCTTATACCAAACAGGTTAAAGCCGCTGCTGTGTTGAATAACGGTTTCACTAACTCTGCCGTTTATTACGGTGGTGACGGTGTACCTTTGTTCTCTACCCAGCATCCTTTGGTTTCTGGTGGTGTAAACAGCAACACTCAATCTACCCCTGCTGATTTGAACGAAACTTCCTTGGAAGCTGCCGTTATTCAGATCGCTGCTTGGACAGATGAGCGTAGTTTGTTAATCGCTGCTAAACCTAAGAAGTTAATCGTTCCACCTGCATTGCAGTTCGTTGCTACCCGTCTCTTAGAGACCCAGCTTCGTGTTGCTACCGCAGACAACGACATTAACGCTATCGTAAACAATGGTTCGATCCCAGATGGTTATTCAGTAAATAACTACCTGACCGACCCAAATGCTTACTTCCTCTGTACTGATGTTCCAAACGGTATGAAGCATTTCATTCGTACTCCTTTGAGCAACAGCATGGACGGTGACTTCGATACTGGTAACGTACGTTACAAGTCTCGTGAGCGTTACAGCTTTGGCTGGTCTGATCCCCTCGGTATGTGGGGTTCACAAGGCGCTTAATTGTGCTAAAAAGGGGAGCCAAAAACTCCCCTTTTTGTTTTATTTGTAGTAAGATTTAAATATCTGGGTAAACCAGCTTATTAGACTGCCCCAGCAGACGCATACAAGACTAATGAGCTTAACTCTGTATGGAGAATTATTATGGCACGTACTACCTTTTCGGGTCCAGTGGCATCCGACAACGGCTTTATCACTGATATTACAAATACCTCAACAGGTTCATCGACATTCAATGCTAGTACTACTTCTGTCACAATGACGGGTGTTGGCGGCACGGGTGGACGTACTTTGTTTGAGATGGATACCAACGTAGCTTTGGGTTCGTTTTCTAACGCCCTAAAAGCTCAAGTTACCTATGGTGCTACAGGTCGCACGACTGGTCTAGGTTCAGCTTTTGTTGCTGAGTTAACCCTATCGGCTGGCACTTCTTCAGGTACTTATGCTCCTATTGAAATTGAACTTAATGCTCCAGCAAGTGCATCAACTGGAACCCTTACGAGCTTTATCCACGCATCAACCCAAGGCGCTAACGTAGCTGCAGTTGACGATAATGCCGTGTTCTTTAATCTTCAGGGTGTAACAGCAGGTTCTGGACACATTTTCCAAACTGGTACAACGCTTGGAACTGCAGGAGCTACTATTAAGGTTAGGGTTGGTAATACCAATTTCTTCTTGCCCCTTTACGCTACTCAGATCACCTAATGGCTGTGCTAGATAAAGAATACCTGTTGGATTTAAGAAATCAGGCACTTGAGCAACGGCAAAAGTACTCAGATCTTATTCAACAGGCTAACGGAGCAATTGCAATGGTGGACGTGTTGTTAACCGAATTAGACCGCCCACTAGCAGAACATAAAGAGGATTAATTATGGCAATGCAATATGACGTAAAGTCAGCACACTCAAGCGCATCAGGTGTAGCGGTGGGGTATAGAACTCGCTTAAAAGGGGTTCTTATGTCCCCTTCTGCGTCTACAACAGTTAATTCTATTTTTGCTAATAACGTCAGTGTGTCTGGGACTTATGATGTTCCAGGAAGCACTGTTTGTACTGTGACTATTAATAATCATGGGTTAGCAGTCGGGGACAGGGTTTATTTAAACTTTACCTCTGGGTCTGCTGCTGATGGTCCGTATGATGTAGCTACCGTTGGCACAAACACATTTACAGTTGCAGTGGCTTCAGCAACAACTAATGGAAATGTAACGATGTACGCAAGTATTTTGGTTGAGCTTGACTGTTCTTCTGCTACGGCTTTTTATACACTGATTCCAGGCGAAGGTATTTTAGCGACAGATGGTATTTATGTTGGTTTACCCGCTTCTGTAACAACTACTCTGTTTTACGGATGACACTATGCAGCAATATGACGTTAAATCGTATCATGCTTCAGCATCTGGTACTGCCACCACAGAGTCTGTTCGTCTAAAAAATGTAACAGTTACTAGCGGTACGGTATCGGCAAGAAACATGGCGGTTGCAGACCCAGCAGTTTCAAAGTCAGGTACTTGGAGTAGAACTGGAACAACGGTTACGGTGACAATTAATGGCAATGGTTTGGTAAATGGTCAACGAGTATTTTTAGATGTTGCGGCTGGAACAACCATGCGTGATGGGGTATACGAAGTATCTAACGTAACAGCTAATACATTTACAGTAACTTCCGTTACATCTGGATCTGCTACTGGTACAGTAACAATGTACACAAATATTTATGTTGAACTTGATACATTTAATACAGTAGGTTTACCTGTTAAGATTCCAGGCGAAGGTATTTACTGCCCTAACGGGATTTATGTTGGGGTTGGTCCAAGCGTAACAGCAACGGTGATATATGGATAATCCAACGCAAGCTCAAGGTTCTTTTAACTTAGTAGGTAGGAAGGTCATGCTTGGTCTTCCCGCTTATGACTTTAAAGTCTCAGTCAAACTGGCTATTGCTATGGCTCAGTTTGCTGTAGAAGCTCCTAAGCACGGAATTGATATTCAGATTTGCAACATCTCTGGATGCTCAGTTGTGTCTCGTGTCAGAAACTTAATTGCTAAAGACTTCTTAGCGTCAGACTGCACAGACTTAATGTTTATTGATTCGGACATTACGTTTAACCCACAAGACATCTTCCGTCTAATGGCGTGGAATACTGACCCTAAGAAGGGTATCGTAGGCGGAGTTCCTGTTGCCCGTAAAAAAGGTCAGGTCTATATATCGACTTTAGAGCAAGATGCTGATGGCGGGATTTATATGAATTCCTACGGATTAGTTAAGGCTAAACGGATTGCTACCGCTTTTATGTTGATTCGTAAAGACGTATTTGAGACCCTCAGAGACAACCATCCTGAGTGGAAATACCACGATGACCGAGTAGTAGACGGGCACCCAGACAAGTTTTGCTATTCATTCTTTGACTTCAAATCCACTCCAGAAGGCTATGTAGGCGAGGATTATCTTTTCTGTGATCGTGCTACGGCTCACGGTTACGAAGTATGGATTGACCCCACCATTAAGCTAGGTCATCTAGGAATGGAAGAGTTTGCAGGTTCTTTTGGAGAAGAGTATCTCTATCCTCTTATTAGACCTCTTGATGCTAAAAAGGATGTTGCATAATGGCTAAGACCCCTGCATGGACTCGTAAGGAAGGTAAAAACCCTGAAGGTGGTTTAAACGCTAAAGGTCGTGCCTCCTACAATGCAGCAAATCCTGGCAAACCTGGCTTAAAACGTCCTCAGCCAGAAGGCGGTTCAAGAAAGAAGTCATTTTGCGCCAGAATGTCAGGTATGAAGAAAAAGCTCACATCTGCTAAAACCGCTAACGATCCAGACTCACGCATTAACAAGTCTTTACGGGCTTGGAACTGCAAAGAAGGCGGATCAGTTCGTGGTGGTGGCTGCGAGATTCGTGGCAAAACTAAAGGGAAAATCGTATGATTGACGAAAACGAACCCTACAGACTATACGACAATAAAGAACGTGCTTTTGTAAATCAAAAAGAGTACGCTTCAGAAGCAACGGCAAACAAAACCGCAGAGCGTAAAAATTTAGAACATGGATCACATAGGTATTCAGCCGAAAAATATAGTGATATTGTCCAACGCAATACCCCAACAGGCGGCGGCGGAGCAATGCCTAAGTCAAATAGAGACATCACTAAGAATTACAAGTCAGGTGGCAAAGTATCTTCTGCTTCTAAACGTGCTGATGGCTGTGCTATTAAAGGTAAGACCAAAGGTAAGATGGTATGAGCCAAGAAATGTTACTTTTATGGAATGCAATCCTATCATTAGCGGGGGTTCTCGTGGGTTTATGGGCAAAAGAAAAATCTGCTGAACTCGCCCGTATAGGGATTTTATTAAACAAGACTCGTGAGGAGGTAGCTCGTGAAAACGTTACTCAAGCAGAAGTTGACCGCATTATGCAGCACATTGATCAACGCTTTAACAAACTTGAAAGCAAGATTGACCAGCTTATTCAGGGGAAAATAAATGCCTAGTGTTTCAAAAAAACAACACGGATTTATGGCTGCTGTCGCTAACAATCCAAAATTTGCCAAAAAGGTTGGCGTATCTAAATCCGTAGGAGAAGAGTTTATGAAAGCAGATAAAGGACGTAAATTCAGAGCTGGTGGCTTAAAAGAAGTTGATTCTGATAGCAACCCAGGATTATCCAAACTGCCCACAGAAGTACGCAACAAAATGGGCTATATGAAAAAAGGTGGTAACGTGAAACATTCAGATATTTCTAAAGATAAACCAATGATGAAGAAGGTTGCTGCTAAAGCCGTTAAAGGTCATGAGAAGCGTATGCACAGCATGGCTAAAGGCGGTGGCATTGAGATCAAAGGCAAGACTAAAGGCAAGATGATTAAAATGAAATCAGGCGGGAGAACTTGCTAACATGAAAAAGAAAGTCCGTAAATTCCAAGAGGGTGGTTTTAGTGCCGAACAAGAGGAATGGTTAGGCGGTGCTGACCGCACAGATCCATACATTTTGGCTCGTATGCGGAAAGCTGTTCCTGATCGTGTGGGTACGAAAACCACCGAAGTTGGTGATGATTCTCCTGCTGGTAAATCTGGCTATGGAGAGCAAAACGAATTGCCAGAGTTTGCAGAAATAAAAAAGACTGTAACTCGTGTATCTGCTCCTAAGCCTACTTCCAAGCCTACGACAAAACCATCTACACCACCAACGATGCCTCAAGAAGAGAAAGATCGTTTGGCTAAGTTAGAGAAAAATCAAGGTTTAATAAATGTCAGCCCTGAAGACTATATTCCGGGAGTTGGCATGGTTAAAGGGATGATCCGTAAAGGTCTTACTGGTCTCATGAAACCCCGTATGAAAACATACACAGCTTCAGAATTTGAGGCTATGACTCCTAAGTTATCTAAGCCTCCTGTTCCAAGATTAAGCCGTGATAATTTAAAATTAGGTATGAAAAAGGGCGGTTCAGTTAAAAAGATGGCAAGCGGTGGAAAAGTATCCTCTGCTTCTAAACGTGCCGATGGTTGCGCAATCAAAGGCAAAACTCGTGGAAGGATGGTGTGATGCCTAATTATCGTAAACCTACTGACAAAGAGACTGAGAAGCTCAACAAATCACGTAAAATGATGGTTGAGGGTATTGAGGGTGAAAAGGATCTTCTTTCCAAAATTTCAACAACGATGGCTAAAGATGCTCGTGACCAAATAAGGGCTGGCAAAGCCTTACGGGAAACTGTGCCTGCTTCTGCCAGAGAAGGCGAAGCATATCAAAGTGCTGGTTACAAAAAGGGTGGAAAAGTGAAAAAGATGCGTAAATTTGACGAAGGTGGATTTACTTCTGAAAGAACACCAGAGCAACGTGCTTTAAGTATTGGATTTAAAAAAGGTACTCCAGACTATGAAAGTGCAGTAGAAACATTATCTGGTAAAAAAGCATCTAGTTTTCCACAAGCACATGATAAAGCACAG